TGTGTCGACCTTAGTAGGGAAACGAAGTGCTATCTGCAAGCTTGTCCTGCCGTGGACCAGCATGCAGAGTTTGCATGGAATTCAATCAAGAAGCTACAACCGGCTTCATGCCGGTGTATGGAAGCTCCTCTTCTTTCATCCGTCGCTAACCATTTCCAGTCTCCACCCCCCTCCCTTCCACGCGGTTACATCACATTTGCGCGTAAGATCGTTCGGCACCTGTTCCCTCACGGGTGGGATGCCGGATCCTACGAGTCTTGTGTGCTTGGAACCGATCCTTCTTTGTCAGCATGTTTGGAGAATCGCCGCAGTGCGGGCGGACTTCACGGCTATGTTTCCAACCCTCAGGTTGAGAACCAACTCGGACGTTTTCGTCACGATGACTTCCTCACGACGTGCTTAGACGGGGCAACCCGTCCTTTGAGCGTCGCTTCGGGTCTGACTGTCGTCCAGAGTGCCGGTAAACCCCGTCCGTTGAGCAAATTCTCGGCGGACGCGATACACTTGAGACCGCTTCATAAGGCGATCTATGATAGACTATCGCGCGAGAAGTGGCTCTGCCGCGGTGATTTTACAACTGACGTTCTACAGCGCGCTGGTTTTTCTTATGTTGAAGGCGAAGTCTTGACTTCGGGGGATTACAAGAGTGCCACCGATAACCTCTCTATTGAGGTTGCCGAGGCTATTCTTGACGAATTGCTGAGGTCCACGGTCTCTGTGCCAGGATCTATGAAAGCATACGCCATGAATATCTTGCGTCCCACGTTGTTCAACTTGGAGCACGGTATAGATGATTTTATTCCTACGAGAGGTCAGATGATGGGTTCTTTTTTGTCTTTCCCTTTGCTCTGCTTGCAGAACAGGATCGCTTTCCTGTATGCTGGCGAGTCTGTCGGGATCGACAATTCAGAGTTTCCGTGTCTGATTAACGGAGACGATATCCTATTTCGTTCCGGCCCGCACTTCAGTGCGCGCTGGATGGACGTTGTAGGTGATTTGTCTCTGGAGGTTGAAAAGACGAAAACTTCCGTTTCACCGTTGTACGGTTCGCTTAATTCCACACTTTGTGAGCGCCGAGGCGCTTTCTATCGTGTGGTTGCGACTGTCCGCATGGGGATGTTACGGGAGTCTGAATCTCTGGACACTCTCTCGAAAGGTTTTGATGATTTTATAGCCGGGCTCAAGGGGTCACTCCGTTTTCGAGCGGCGATGGCCTGGTTTAGCTGGAACATAGGAAAAATTAGACCCTTAGGTCTGACTACGCACGATTTGGGTTTTCGAGGCCCATTGGCGTACAGAGCGACAAAGAAATTCGGCCTCCGACTTGGG